GATTCCAAATGGCCGCGCAGGAATGTTTGGGCGGTGCAACTGTCGTTGATGTGTTAAATACGAAAACTGGTCTAGTTGAAAAAATATCACTAAAAGAATTGTATAGAGAGAATAAAAAATATAAAATATTAACTCCATCTGGATATCAAGATTTTCATGGGATAAAAAAGAACATAAAAGAAGAGTACCTAATTATTAACTTTGTCGATGACACTCACATTGTTTGCTCACTAGATCATCCATTTATAATTGATGATAAAAAAGTTAAAGCAAAACATTTAATAGAAGGCGATTATCTTATTAATAAAGATAGCTGCAAAACATATATCAAAAATGTTGTATACAAAAAAGATAAAATTGAGTTATATGATATTATCAATGTTGATAATGGACACAAGTTTTTTGCAAATGATATAGTGTCGAGTAATTGTGATGCTGATTTTCTATCTTCAGGTAACTCAGTTATTGACCCACAAGCATTAAAAAAGATTGAAGAAACATTGATGCAAGAGCCTATTGAAAAAAGATATAATGAAAGATTATGGATATGAAAATATGCAGAACCAAATAAAGATTATATATTAGGTGCCGACGTTGCTCGTGGTGATGGTGGTGATTTCAGTGCATTTCATATTTTAGATGTTGATACTATGGAACAAGTGGCAGAGTTCAAAGGAAAAATTCCTACTGATGATTATGGAAACATGCTCGTCAATATTGGAAATGAATATAATCAGGCATTATTAGTAATAGAAAATGCTTCAATTGGTTGAGCTGTATTACAAGTTGCTATAGATAGAGATTATCCCAACTTGTATTATACAGGAAAGGACTATAAATATATTGATGTAAAAACTCAATTGAATAAAAGCTATGATATTATTGACAAAGATAAAGTTGTTGCAGGATTTACAACTTCATCAAAAACTAGACCTTTAATCATTGAAAAGCTGGAAAGAGTATGTGGTGATTTATCTGACCCAATTGTAATTCGATCAAGAAGATTAATTGATGAGTTGTATGTTTTCATTTGGAATAAAAGAGGGAAAGCAATTGCCCAACCAGGATATAATGATGACTTAGTGATGAGTTATTCTATTGCATTGTGGGTTAGAGATACAGCGGTTAGATTAAGAAAAGACGGAATTAAATTGACAAAACAATTACTTACAGGAACTAAAAAAGTTGAGTTCGCTGGTGGTAAAAATAAAGAAGCAGATAATAACTCATGGGATTTCGATGACGGTCATGGTGACAACTTTGACTTGAGAGATTTATTGTAGAAAAAAACAACCTAAAAAAGAAAGGAAGTATAAATGGCAAAAAGAACAGAATCGCAGTTTTTCAGAGGCTTGAAAAGGATGTTTTCAAGTGATGCAATTGTGCGTCAAGTTGGGAACAAAAAATTAAAAGTATTAGATACAGATGGTAAGAAATTTCAACAAGCTATCCGTGGAAATGACAAATACAATAGAATTAGACAAAGATGAGGATTGGACGTGCAATCTGCAGCAGCAGGATTTAAGCAACAAAGAACTATGCTTTTTCAAGATTATGAAAAAATGGATTCTGACAGTTTACTTAGTGCTGCATTGGATATATATTCAGATGAATCTGTAACTGCTGATGAATATGGCGATATTCTTGTAATTAGATCAGATGATGATAGCGTTAAAGGTATCTTAGAAAACTTATTTTATGATATCCTAAATATTGATTTCAACTTATGGTCTTGGATTAGAAATATGTGTAAGTATGGTGATATGTTTCTTCAACTAGATATTCATGATGAATTTGGTGTTGTAAATGCTTCACCTCTTTCAGTTTATGATATTCAGAGAATCGAAGGTGACAATGAAAATGCGCCTAAAGAATATTACTTCACAGTGATGGAGAATAGAAAAGACAAATTAGAATCTTTCCAAGTTGCTCACTTTAGAATGTATACAGATGCTAACTTCTTACCTTATGGTAAGTCAATGCTTGAATCAGCTAGACACCCTTGGAAACAATTAACATTGATGGAAGATGCAATGATGATTCATAGAATTATGAGAGCTCCAGAAAAAAGAGTTTTCAAAATTGATATTGGCAACATTCACCCTGATGAAGTCGATGGGTATATGTCTTCTGTAATTGATAAAATGAAGAAGATTCCTTATATGAACCCAACTACTGGTGAATACAATTTGAAATTCAATATGCAAAATATGCTTGAAGATTTCTTTTTACCAGTTAGAGGTGATGGCGGTGGAACATCAATTGATACACTCAGCGGAATGTCTTATGATACCGTAGATGACATAGAATATATCAAGAATAGAATGCTTGCTGCTTTGAAAATTCCTAAAGCTTTCTTAAACTACACTGAAGATTTAGAAGGTAAAGCTACTCTTGCAGCTATGGATTTAAGATTTGCCAGAACAATAGAAAGAATTCAAAAGATTGTTGTTTCAGAGTTATATAAGATTGCTGCTATTCATTTGTATGCTCAAGGATTTGAAGATGAAAAACTTGTTGATTTTGAATTAGAATTAACTAGCCCTTCACTTGTATATGAAGAAAGTAGGATTGAAATTTGGGATTCTAGAGCTAGCTTAGTTTCTTCACTTAAAGACACTAATATGGTATCTGAAGATTATATCTATGACAAAATATTAAACTTATCAATAGAAGATGTTGTTGAAATGAGAACTAAATTGATTGAAGATAAAAAGAGACAATTTAGAATGGAAACAATAGTTAATGAAGGAAGTGATCCTGCAGCTCAAAAAGCTGAAGATGCTGATTATAACTTTGGAACTTCCGATGATGAGAATCCAAGAGATGATGATAATGGTGGTAGTGATGACAAAAAAGAAGAAAGTAAAGAAAAACCAAAAACATCTAATATCGCTGATGAATTATTTGATGATATCAAAGATAGCAACAAATTAGACAAAAGTTCACATAAACATAGATACCAAGGTGGGTCTCCATTATCTTTAGAAGGTCTTAATAGATTTTTAAAAAGAGGAAAGAAAGACTCAAAATTATTAAAAAACTAAATATTTATTAATGAAAAATAAAATGAGAATAGTGCTAATTATTGGTACTAAATTTAATTATAAATATAATTTGGAGAAAGGATAAATTATTATGAGAAAAATTAAGCACTCGAAATTTAAAAATACGTCACTAATTTTTGAATTGCTTACTAGACAAATAACTGTTGATATATTAGAAAGTAAAGAATCAGAGGCATTGCGTATACTAAAGAAATATTTTAGTAGCAAAACAAATCTGAATGAAGAACTTCTAATGTATAACATGTTGAAGAAGAAAGACCTCAGCTCAGAAACTAAAGCCAACTACTATATTGATAGCGTCGTTGCAGCAAGAAAAGGAATTGACGAACATCAGCTAAGAAAAGAAAAATACAATGTTATCAAGGAAATAAAAGAGTGCTACAATGTGGATGAATTTTTCAGAACAAACATTCCTAACTTTAAATTAATAGCATCAGTTTATAAACTATTTGAGAGCGCAGTTAGTACACTTAAAGACTACAACCCAACTGACTCGGTACAATCAAGATATGTAATTATTGAGAACATGACATCTCCATTTAAGAGTGATAGAGTGCACAATAATAGCATCAAACAAATGGTTGGGGAATACCAAAAACAAGACAAAGAAATTCGAGCATTATCCTATAAGATTCTTGTTGAAAAATTTAATAAGAAATATGGAAAGCTTGATGTTAACCAAAGAACATTACTTAAGAAATATATTGACAATCTTTCTAATACAAATGGTTTGAGAGAATACATTAACCTTGAGATTCCAAAGATCAAAAAGATTCTTAATTCATATTCTACTGTTGTTGATGATCAAGTTACTCAAATTAAATTGAATGAAGTGTGTAACCAAATTGATTCACTTAAAAAAGGTAAGACTGTCAAAGATAGACAAATGATAACAATCCTAATGCTTTATGAGTTGGTTCGTGAAACAAAGAAAGCAATCAATAAAGATTTACCAAAATTATACAGGATGAAATAAATACACATTATGAAGAATAAAAATTTCAAAGAAGTTTTAATTACTGAAGGAAGAATTGTTGATAAGATCAAATGATATTTTGAAAATCCGATCTATCACCCCATTCTTATGGCTAACAATGCTAAAGAATTAAAAGCTGCTGTACAAAAGTTCAAGATGAAAAATAGTGCTCACGCTGTACCTGAGCTACTTAAGTTACTTAAAGTAGCAAATGAAGGTTGCACAAGTAAGAAAAAGAAGAAAAAAGCTTTTGAAGCAACTACAACAGGAAATACAGCTGGTGCAGAAGAGTATGACACACCTAATGCTTTTTCTTGTGACGGAAAAGATAAGAAAAGAAGAAATCGCAAAGCTGCTAATATTATGCACATGTCAATTGTTAAGGAAAATAAACTTAATGAAGCAATTGATTCAACCGACTGGATTGAATTGAAGAAAATAATTAGGATGGAGATCGCCTCAGTTATGTTTGATCTCTACAAAAAAAGAAATGTTTGGAGTAAATAAAAAAAAATGATCAAATTAAAACAATTAATTGCAGAAGGATTAGATTGAGTTAAAACAACTACTGGTGAAAATGTACAATTAGTTCCTGTCGACTATGTTAGGGCTAGTATGAATATGAAACGTGAAGTAACACAAGGTATGTTAATGCCAGTTTTTAAAAAGGGTGAGAAAGTAGCGAAATGGTTCATTAAACCCCCTTCTAAACTAATGGGAAGAGTGAATTTGAAAGGGTATCTTCAACCTAATGGCAAAATTAAAATTATAACGGGGAAAGAATAAAAATGAATAAAAGAAATAAATTACTAAATGAAGCAGTAAGAAACATTATCAAAGAAGAAGTAAAAGATTATAAAGCTTTCTTCAGAAGTGCATGTAAAAAATTCGGAATTGATCCAGAAGATATTGATACTATAGACGATGGGAAAAAGAAAGCTTTGTTCAATTATATTGACAAGAATTGAGCAGCCGAAGAAGAAACTGATATTGATGAAGGATCATCAGGAAGTAAATTAACAAAGATGTCTACTGATAAATTGAAAAACATTTGGGATAGAGCAAGAAATGAAAAAGTTGGAATTGCATTTGGTTCTCAGTTAAAATTAATAGCTAAAGAATTGAAAAAACGCGGTGAGCCATTAACAGAAGAAACTAATACTGATGAAGTCAATGAAGTAGTAAAATTCAACCTAAAGAAAATGATGAAATTAGTAGACAAAGATGATTTCATTGGATATACATTTAAGACATCAAAAGGTTCAGATAAAGATAAAGCTGAAAAGATTTTCAATTCACATGTTTTAGGTGACAAAGATTTAGAGAAGAAGTATAGTTTAGTTAAAGAATCAAAAACCTTACAAGAGAAGGCTCCACAGTACAAAAGAAACCCTGGTGAGCCGGCAGTTTTAAAGCTTGTGATTGGATTAGATCACATACCAATAATTTCAGGAATTGACAAAGGGCATCAAGAATGGAAGAATGTCAATAACAAAATGAAAATAGCTAACAAAGCTTTATGGGAAGTCATTTACGCTGTAAGGAAAATATAAAAGGAAATATGTATATATAATGAAAATAAGTACAAAGAAAATTAGAGAATGGAT